ACCCATAGGGTCGTAATCAAATACACTAAAACGAGGTCTTGACATTATACCATATCTTAAAGCATCATACAAGTGGTCTTCTGAGTTTGTATCAACATCTTCTGGATTCTTTTTATCTAATGGTATCGCAGGTAACTGTGATATCATTTCTGTACAACTATTAAAAAATACTAATCTAGGTTCTTCTGTAAATTCGTCTACCTGTAATCGTCTATGTATTTCATTTTTTCCCGATACTCTTGATCCCTTTGATCTATCAGAAGGACGCCATCTACACCCTTTTATAATCATTTGCTCCGCAAGGCTTGGACCTGTATCGCCACGCTTATGCCATAAAGAGCTATCCAGTACTCCATATTTAATATTTCCATCACCTGCTTCTAAGTCCAATACCATATCAGCTAAATCTGTAGCAAGAACTTTACTTACATATAATTCTCTATATACTATTAATTGTTCGTCAGGAGCTACGGCAAACCAAACTACACCAGATTTACTTCCGTACCCATAGTCACATGCTCTAAATTTTACCCAGTTACTAGGAATATCAAATGGTTCAATTACATGTATATTTCTATCAAACTCTGTAAATGCTGCACCTTCTTTAATATCCCAGTCACCGTCTAGTAATTGTCTTCTTTGTTGTTCGGGCAGTGACAGTAGCATTGCTTCGTAGTCACCTTGTCTAGATAGATATGGATTATCAGATAGACGTGCAGGAATAAATCTACGTTTAAATAATGCTCTACCTGCTTTTTCGTGACCTGCAGGATATTTAAGAACTTCTCCTGTTTCTATATCTGTTGCTTCAAAAGGTTTATTGTGGGGGGCAGGATCAATAAACATTTTTTTTACCCAGTGATGTCCTCTACCTCCTGGGTTAGTGGTAGCTCTCATATATACTGGTAGATCGGGTGCAGTGGACCGTAGACGAGAACGCATGTAGTTCCATGCAAATGGTGAGGGCCATTGTGTTAACTCGTCAAAGCCTATCCAACTAAACGCTAGACCTTGGTAGCGCAGGACGTCATCTTCCCTATCTAGGTAGGACATCCACAACCTCGCTCCAGAGGGCGCAGTCCACTGCATCTTTCGTTCAGACCACTTAATACCTTTCCAAATCTTAGGGTACATCTCCTGTGATTTAAATATAAGTTCCCTAAGTTCTTCTGTTGTATGTCGTAGTAATAAGCCTGAAAAGTCAGGATGACCCATGTACCTCAATGGATCTGCTAACATTGCATAACTCTTGCCACCACCTGCCGAGCCGCCATATAGCACCTCACGCTCACCTGCAGCTAGAAAGTATGTTTGTGGACCTTCGTTAGGTTTGAAAATAACGTTGTGCTGTTCCTCAACAGGAATCTCCTCAACGATACTAACTGGCTTTGGGGTAGCTTTCTTCTTCGTAGGCTTTTGCACCGATGCGTTTGTTTTCAATTTCTTCCGCTTTGGCGATTGCCTTTTTCGCATATTCTGCCCATCTGCGTAGGCTTCCAACTTTGTTTTTTCTTCTTCGCTCATTGTCCAACCGTTTCTTAAGTCCTACGTGGGATATAGATCTACCTGTATTTCTAGATAACCAATTAGCTACCTCACGATATGAATATTGCTTTAGATATCTTTTTGCCTCTTCAAGCATATCCAGTTCATTTTCAATAGGCTGAAGTATATCGGGGTCATCCTTATCTAGTTCATATCCGAATGGTATTGTTCTTGAGATACGTGGAATAGCAATCCATTCGTTGTCTTCTTTTATGTCGGTTGGTTGGGGTAACTTCCACTTTTGTAGAGGTTTAGTCATCGTCATCCATTTGTTTAGGTGGCATAAGCATTACACCACCCTTTGCTTCTACTTGCATCTTTTCTGTTTTTACTAGACCTGTACGATCAAGTAGTTCTTTGGCAGCTTGCATCTTGTCACGAATACCTAGCTCTGTAGGATCGTACAATGCACCCACCATAGACATTGCAGCTTTAGGTGCATTACGTGCCATATAGGTCTGCGTTGCGTCTAGTATTTCTTCTTTAAGTGACTTCACTACTTCAGCAGATGATGTAGCGTCAGAGTATCCTGCAAGTTTCTTTGCAGTCACAATGTCTCCACCTGCCTCGTCAAACAGTACAGCCAATAGCTTCTGTTGTTTTTCTGTTAGTGCTCGTGTCATAGTTTTTGTCTTCCAAATAATAATAGTACAAAGTTAAGCATACCTCTACCCATCTCTGTAGGTGTTGGTAATAACCATCCTAGTAATAATAGGATCATTACCCAAGGTGGTATGTTTTGAATATTGAGTTTTTCAACCATACCTGTCTCTATTTCTTTTGTAACTATGTCTCTTCCTGCAGATGTAGTCTCTTCAATACTTACAGCAGACTGTCTATTCTCTGCACCTATCTGTGCATTACTATTGACTGTTGGCCCACTGGAGCCACCAAAGGGTAACAAAGACATAATACCACACCCAGAAAGCAATAAACAAAGTAGTAGCCATCTCATTATGGACTCATGTAGTTTAAAGTATTTTCTATTATAGCCATACGTTGCTGTAGTTCTATAATAGAAGTCATATGTTTAGCCATACTGTTAGCTTCTTCCCAGAGAAATTCTGTTTCTTCCCATAGCTCTTCTATCTCATCTAATGCTTGTTTAACATCTCTTTTAAGATTTACTTTATCCTCGATAGCCATACGAGAACCTAGCTGAGATACTGTTTCTTCTAGAGAGGTTATAGTAGCTGCTTGTTGAGATACCCACCAAACACCACCTGCTAACTGTATAGCCATTGCAGCTACAAGAGCTACTGGTAGTTTTAAGTTTTCCATGTTATTATTTCCACTCTCTATCAGCTTTGTTAAAACAGTCAAACTGCAGACCTAAGTATTCATTCTCTTCATACTTTTCCCAGTTTGCATTTTGGGCAATTACTTCACACTGTTGTTTAGTAAATAATTCCTGCATAATATACTGATTACCTGTGTAGACCCACTCTTCACCAGTGTTGCCCCACATGCTTATAACCAATATAAACTCTTTCATTACATTAATTCAAAGTGGGGTGCATCAATAAAAGGTCTGCGACCTTGTGATCTACGTAAATCTACATATGCCATCATAGCGTCCTCTGCTGTTCCTGAATATGATCTAATGTCTCCCTCAGACCATGCAGCACCCCACTTAACAGATGCTCCAGTTTCTTCTGCTGCTTGTTTAAAAGCGTCACAAATGTTATCATATAAATTTAATTCCCATGATACATCTGGTCCTACATAAGCTACAACATCTACAGCATGACTAAACCCATCGTCCTGTAATAAATGTTTACTAGCCATTGTTTGTGATCGACCTGCAGCTACATTAGCCTTTTGCTCATCTAAAGTTCTTACACCTTGTGTAACTCCAAAGTCTACGTCTGTAAGTTGAATAGCTCTTTCTACTACTCCAGTCATAGCAGGATGTACTCCCTCAAGTCTATCCATTGATCTTTGGCTTAATCTAAAACTCATCTCATATCCTTTTTCATTGCTACCTTATTGCCCATTGGTTTACCTGCCATATAAGCTGTAGCTCCCATATAAGCTGCTACCACACCAGTTTGTGCAATATAAAACAACCCAAGCAAATCTGCTAGGGCTGAAACTCTTGTGTCTGTCATTAATGGGGTAAATAAAATAACTGTAAATACAATCATCATTCCCATTGCTACCCATGCCATAAACTTTTGTGACTCAGCTTTTTCTTCACGTAGCTCAACCTCAAGCATACGTTCTTTCATAGCTACTTCTTCTGCTGTTATTTTACCGTCACCATCTACATCAAAATCTATCACCAACTATGATCTCCTGTAACGTCTGGAAGTTTTAGCCGCAGATTTAGGTTGTTTAGAAAACTGTTTACCTGCTGCCGTATCTTTTCTTTTCTTTGCACTACTGGCTGCGTATTGAGAGCTAGACATTCCTTTGATTGCTGCCTCTGGGAGATACCTTTCCCCTGTAGCTTTTGATCCTTGCGTAGAAGGTTTACCACTTTTAGTTCTCCATTTTTGTTTAGTCCAACGA